TCATAATGTTACCCCGGCCTTTACAGAAAAGAAGCTCTCCGCTTCCTGCCGCTGCCTTTCGCTAATAACTGCGTTGTTTATAACGAGTCCGTAGAAATTGCCTTGGAATTGATTTACCTGCTGTAATCCTCTGATCCCAAGTGCCAGCGCTACGGGGATGGACTTGTCTCCCACGGCAGAATTGGATGCCACATATCCAGTGCTAAGAGAAAGGTCGACAGTCTCTTCCGATCTGTCGAATACCGAAGAGGCCACAATCTTTGTCCCAGAATCGAAAAGCCCGGTCGCAAAGCCCACAAGTCCTAACGGTGAAGTATGAACAGAAACCCTGAATCCAGTTTCTCCAGGCAAAACATTAAATCCTTCATCCGCACTGCCCCCCATCAAGTAAAAACCACCTCCGGTATTGAGGCTGGCTGAGATCGCAGAATTGCTATCTGATGCTGCCCCCAGCAAAATCGGCGGAAGCGAGAGATAATCGTCAATCCCGTCCAGTTCAAGCCAATGAAGCGTGCCGTCAGTTCTATAGGTGGGCTTAGCCGCTGTAGTAGCCTGGCTCGCGTGGTTGTCGTTGCCTGACTTATCCAGAATCAACCCTACCGGGTCGCCATCGGCGGTCACAGGGGTAGTGCCCGCCGCGTCTTGGAACAGCGTAGTCAGGTCACTTGGGTCATACCATGCGCCCTGCTCGCCATCAGAAAACAGCAATTCAGGACCGAAATATAAAGAAAAGCTTCCGATTGCATTTTCTGCAGATCTTGAATCAGAGAACGCAAATGGGTAGTAGGTGGCCTCCTTTATTTTGGCCAATCCGCCGCTTGACAGAAAACCTGGCTCAGCAGCTGAAAAGGAATCGACAGTGAAGAGGACTTGGCCATCTGACCAGCACTTCCCCGATCCGCTGGTATAGACAAAAACAAGCGTGCCAGAGCCTTCCATGAATTCGCCAAAACCTGAGCCCGGGATCAGCATGGATTTATCAAGATCCGCCTTAATCACCCAGGTTCCCTCAGATGCGTTGAAGGCGGGAATATCATTGATTGCTGCCGTTTCTGAAAGGCTAGCGTCCAGCAGCAAGCCCTCACCAACACCTTCGCTATAATTGAAGCGAGGAACATCGGTGCCAGCTGTCTGGGTGTCACCATTGACGTCCTCGTAATCAGCAGGATCAGGGCGCGAGAAATCGAAGGCAACATTGAACGGGACGGTTTTAAGCGCCATTACACATCCTCCTGGATATAGGACTGGGCTACAAAGTCAGCGTAAAAGGTGGTGCCGAGCAGCTCAGGGTGAAGGGACTGGATCAGAGCAATAATTCTGGACTCGCCCCCGGTGAAAGCATCAATGGCCGTCTGCAGGGCTGTGCTGTTCGGGTATTCGCCCTGCTCCACGCCTGTGCCCGTTTGATTCTGGTATAGCTTCAGGATGCCACTATCAGACACCCAGAAGTATTCGGTGTCGCTGGTTGCAGACTCGCCGGCCGCAATGCTCGGGTAAATCGTTGCGCCGGTTCCGGCCACGCCGCCAAGCTGGCCAAGGAGCCCCTGTAGTTTTCGCATAGCTCGGGTGAAGATCGCCGCCGTCTCAATATCACCCTGGGCCATCTCAGGTATGCCATCGGTTGTGAAGTCACGCTGGATGGCATAAGCGCCAGTCTTGCCGGTGCCGCCGTAGGGTGCGGTCAGCGTGATCTGGGTATCACTGTCCACGCTGGCCACGTCATAGACTAGGCTGGCGCCAGCCATGACGAAGCTGTCACCGGCCTGCACATTGGCCAGCCATTGCGTCCCAGATCCAGACACAACTGGACTACCGTTCACCACCGTGGCGGTGCCCGCTTTATATTGAGCCATTGGGTACTCCGGTTATTCCTGCATGAAATAGAAATCGCTGAGGTGGGCTTCCGCTTCCATTACCCGGTTACCTGTGGTCACAAGAGAAACCTTAAGGGCATCCCCGGGGCTGAAGTCGTTTATTGTGTAAGTGCTGGTCAGAGAGAAGGTTTCATCACCCTTCGGCGTACTTATCGTGACCTCATCATTTTCCAGATCAACAAAGCACTCAACCCCATAGAACTGCCCCAGCGCCGGGGCAATAACAGCAGCTGGCGGAGCAGTGCCGGTTTCCGTTGTAATAACCCTGGTTTCCGTTGTTACCCCTTGGCGGAACCTGACACGGTAAGTGGTCGTGAATTCTCTGTCGCTTCCTGATCCCGCATAAGACCAATCGCTCTCCACTTCATATTGCGCCTGGCAGAAGTTGGCTCCGCTGTCTCTACAGGAAAACAGCTTCATATTCATAATGGTGTTTACATTGTCGCCGGAGCTATATGAGCCGTTTGCAGCATGTCCGAACGAGAAACCCACCTTCATTCTGAAGTTAGAGCTGGCCTCTGCCTGGTCAATGATGTACTGGGGAACATAGTGATAAAAATCGACCTTATCGCCATTTCCTGCCGTCTCAAGCCAAAGGGAATACCTGCCTCTATTTAAAGCTGCACTACCCCCGCCAACCACGCTGAAATTGTCATCAGGCACAAATGCTGTGAGGAAGTTATCGTGAACATAGAGCTTCCTGCCGTTGTAGGAATCCACCCCAATCAGGGTTGTTTCTCTCCCCGCAGTGAAGTCTGTTCCGTCAAACTGAAGGTACTTCTGGTCACCGTCACCAAAGTAGAAAGTGCCATCGTTTTCGATGAACGCCCGCCAGTTGGTGCCATCGTAATAGCCCAGATGGGTGGCTGTGAGGTTCAGGCCCGCAGTCGGTGTATCTCCAAGGCGGGAAGGTATGTTTTGCAGGTTGCTGGACCAGTCAGCGCCGGCAGTAGCGCCAGACTCGACCCCGCCCAGCTTTGTCCCTTCCCCGCTGTTGATGTCGCCTAGAGAGCCTGGCTTGTCACTCAAGTTGGCATAACCGCTGCCGCCGGTGATCGTCACCGCTCCGGAAAAGGCCGCGCTACCATCGCTGTACACAGCAAACAGAGTTACACCATCGTACTGATAGGTGATCATGCCGGTCTTGCTGTCAGCTGACTTGGGCCCAATAGTGGCCACGGCATCGCCGACAACGCTTTCCACCTGACCGGCTACGCTGATTTTTTCGGTGGCGGCCAGGGTGCCGGTGACGATCTTCGAGGCGGTCAGCTTGACGATCTTGGTGCCTTCGATAGCGTTATCTTCCAGATTCGCATCGATAAAGGCTTTGTCAGCGTCGGTAACCGTGGCCCAGGGGCTCAGACCCTCCACCTCGGCAGCGGCAAGGCTAGGAGTGGTGACACTGAATTCCTGGCTGACACTTCCCTGCCCGAACGCGTCATAGGTCGCGAACCGGAGGAAGTACTCTGTGTTGTCTGCCAGGCCAGCGATAATCACTGGCCCGCCGTAGGCTTGCGCCACCTGGTTGGCCGGGCCGGGAGTGAAGCCTGTGGACTGGCTCAACCATACCCGGGTGTCCTTGTAGTCCAGATCCGCCGGCGCGTCATAGTCGATCTGCAGGGACCGGAAACTGGCGGACACAGTGATAGCGTCGGGCAATTCTGGCGCCACGTTCTCCACGGCCAATTTGGCCGCCTGTGGGCTCAATTGGTTCTGACGCCCCCGACAGTACACCCGGACCTCAAAAGCCCGCCATGCGCCAGTCTGACCCTGCTCTCGCGCATAGTCTTCGGCGTTCTTCTCGTAGGTGTAGACAAAAGCGGGATCAACCACCCACTCCGTGCGCACCAGGGAGCCATCCGCCCAGACTTCCACCTGGTAGTCCTTGAAGTACAGATCCAGAGAGCCACGGGACGCACCCAGCTGCCCCTCACTGCCCATTTCCAGCCATTCGGTAACGCTGGTCTTGCGCCACACGAACTTGGCGTCACGGCCACCAAAAACGGCATCGTTGCCTTGCTCGAACAACTCAAGGCCGTGGACGCTCGGAACTTCCACCACATCATCCACTTCCTCATCACCAGGGTCGGCGTTCAGAATCTTGGTGGTGGTGATCTCTTGGATCGGCGCATCAGGCACTACATTGCCGGACAGGGATACACCACGCGCCCGGATCTCGTAGGTCTTCCCGTCGCTGGGCACGACAAAGCCTACTTCAGGGGAGGCCGGGCCAACTTCGAACCACCCCTGGTCGCCCTTCTCCCGGTACTCAATGACAGCGTATTTGTAGCTGCTAACACCGGGAGGCTGAACTGCCACCTCAATGGTAGAAAGGTTGGCGTTTGCGCTTCGTGGGGTGTTGGTAAGCTCGGCCACGGTCACGGAAACCGGGTTTTCTGTCTCTTCCGGAATGTCAGGGGTAACAGCGATGGTGCCGGTAAGTTGATGGATTACATAGGCTGACTGCCAGACGTTCAGCGGGGTGGGCTGCGGGCTATAAAGAGGTGAAACAATCTCGTTGCTGGAACCCTCATAGAATGAGTAGACGCCAGGGAGAGTAGCCCCCAGAAAGCCGAGGCCGTTGCCGCCACGAGTGCCCTGAAAGCCGGGCACTTCAGATTCACCATAAAAAGCGTGAAAATTAGATTCAGTCAGGTCACCAGGGATGGCGGTCTCACCATCCATGACAAAATAAAGAGCACCGGGCCCGCCCGGTGCCCCAGTGCCAGGGTAAGCCCTCGACCAGCTGTTTGCCTGATAGTAATCAGGGGGCACTTCCGCATCGCCACCAGATAGATCAATCAGGCCGTTTTCACCAATGGCAAAGCCTCGACAAATGATAGCGAGGCCGGCGCCGGAGTTTCCGCCATCAGAGCCAGGCCCCAGATATGTCAACTCCGCTCCAGGCTGAAGCTGAACAGATGGCAGCTTGCCAAGACCGCCGCCGCCATGCCCACTCCCGCCCCAGAGATAGGCGGGCAGCCCCCTCAGTTTTCCGTCCGATACATCAAGGCCGGAACGTGCAGCGCTTACTACCAGGCCGCCAACCGGCTCCAAATCATAAAAGGAATCTGTGAAATCAAAATCCAATATCTGAATGTATGGGTTGGGGGTGTAGGAACGATAAAACCAGCGGTAATTCTCAAAGTTGCTTGCCTGCTGAATGACGCCATCAGACTGGGGCATGGATTCAGCTCGAAGATAACCAGCAAGGCCCTTGTTGTCAGAGTCCCACTTGAAATAGCGAGCCTCATAGACAGGGTCTGTGGTCAGCTCATCGACGCCCGCGCCACCTGGCTGCCCATTTCCTCGGCCATCCAGGGTGCCGTTGTTCTGGAAGTAGCCGGCAACGCGGAGCTGCACGTTCTTGGTGAGCGTGACGGTCACATCCCCGTCGATGGTTAAATCCTCCGGGCACCAATAGATGGCAGTTTCATCAGCAATTGAAGCATGCCCGGCCAGCGTGATGTCTGCCGTAATTCTGCGCTCGCCGGCCTCTTCAAGCACCGCGCCAGGGAAGTTGGCCGCACTGATTTCGGTGCCTTCGCTCTGATACCAGCTGAGCGGCAACGCTGACCCGAACTGGTCCACCGGCAATTCGCTGGCCCGCTGACTGGAGCCAAACAGATCAACGGTGACCTTGCCGGTTTGCCAATCCACCTTGACCTGCTGAACCTCGAAGTTCCGGCTCAGGGTCACGTCCACCTGGTCGGTGCTGTAATCCTTAACACAATCCAGATTGACCCGGACAATATCGCCGACTTCCAGATCATTGTTCTCAGGGGAAAGCTCAAGGGACGTGCGCAGCGGGGGGCCAGCATAGCGATCCCGCAGGCTGTCCAGGATGTTCTTGATGGTGGTATAGGTGTGCCGCTCGGCAGAAAGGCCCCGGAATTCAATCTCCAGAGTTTCGGACTGCCCGTTGCGCTCGATAGAGCCGGAATCAAGCAGACGGTTCACCCGGGTAAAGGCTTCTTTGCGCTGGTTCCAGTTCCAAAACACCAGGATGTCGTTGATCATCCCGCCCATGTCGTGGTTCAGGGTCGGGGCGCTCAGCACATTGCTTTCATTCAGCTCCCGCGAATAGCCGCTTTGGGAGGGAATCAGGGTCATGCGGCGCAGGCCGAGCTGACCATCCGAATAGATGGGTGGGTAGCACCCCATGAGCCGGAAAACCTGCTCTTCTACGAACTTCTTACCGCTCTCCTTCTCAACGCCGGACAAAAGGACGGACAGGCCCTCATCAAAATCATCCAGATCCCAAAGATCGGCGCCAATGTTTAAGTATTCCGATGTGCGGATGAACTCAGGGCCCACGCCCATGTGCCAGTGATCTGGCAGGTATTCGCCCGGGTATCCGTAAATTGAGCCGGTCAGCAGCGCGTAGGCCAGCATCGGCGCCGGCATGTCCAGGTAGACGTATTCGGTCACCTTGGGCGCATTGTCGCGCTTTTCGTCTGGGTCCACCTCAATTGCCAAGGGTGTGGTACCAAGGACGCCGCGTGTCACCTGCCTCAGCGTATTGGTGCTTTCATCAACCTCTTCGGCCATGGCGATTTCAAAGGCGTCATTTTCGCCTTCAAGTCGCACCAGGCAGATGCTTTTCCCGCTGGCCAGCGTCCGCCCTGACGGGCTTACCGGCTGTTTCACCAGCTTCAGGCCATTGACGGAGTAGACCTCAATCTCCGTGTCATCCGCAGCCAGGGAGGCGCTGAGCGTGGTTTCCTTCAGGACAAATATGTCATCACGCATCTGGCGCTGAATATCAGCGCACTTGAAGGTGTATTCCTGCTCTTTGTACGAGGCACCCTGGATCAGCTGGGTCTGGACCAGGGTGAATGAGGACCAGGACAGCTCAGCAAACCCGGCGTAATACCGAACCCGCTTGTTCCGCAGCCCCTTGTTATCGCTCAGCTTCGCTTGCTGAAGCTCGGTCAGTCCTTCATCAGCAATGCGCACCGTCATGGAGCCAATCTTGCTGTTGGCCTTGTCCGGGTCCAGCTTCTGGCTGGTGCTGTCCACCCGGGTCAGCACGCCATCGGTCACATTGGCGCCAGAAAGCCCTTCTATCGGGTGGCTGGTGAAGTAGTGGTAATCCTCGCCGCCAAAATCGAACTCAATAACAAAGCGCGGCTCTCGGACAGCTTGAGCGTTAAGGGAGCCAAAGGCGCTGTTATGCGTTCTCATCGAATACCTTCACTTGCCATGAGTAGGAGTAGAAACCAGCGGAATTAACCAGCCTTTTGGCAGGGCTGCCGCGCAATTTGTAGCTAACCGGGGCAACCGGGCTGCCTGGCTCCCCCATCAGGTCCAGGGTGAACGGCTCGCCGGCGGCCACGGACATCAGGAACTCGCGCATCTGGGCAAGCAGCGTCACATCATCAATGGCCACCGTGCTGAAGCTGTCCCGCTCTTCAATGCGATAGAAAGTGGTGAAATCCTTACCCGACAGCGTGGTGAGAGTGTTTTCCTCACGGTCAAATGATGGAGACACGCTCTCGATTCCCACTTCCATCTCGTAGGCTTCACCGGCAGTGTGGCCCGAAATGACGCCTCGCCTTGCCGTGTAGATGATTACCGCCATGCTTTCTCCGGGCATAAAAAACCCCGCCGAAGCGGGTTTCTTGGTATTGGGTTCTGTTTACTGCTTCCTAAAGTAATCCTCGCAATGCGGCGCGGCCAACCTTAGCGATTCATCTCTAACGAAATCCGATGCGTGATCTTCATCGCCCAGGGGGATAACAGTGACTCCGCTGGGCGACTCATTCACCATGGCAAATGAGCCATCCGAAAAATACAGCTTCTCTTCCACCAATTTGGCCTTACCTACTGCGTCGCGATGATTCCACGAGTGACAGGTATCCACATAACCATCCGCCGCGATATGCATCGTCATAACGTATGGCCCTAGCCCGCCCGTCCATGTCCCTACAGCATAGTCAGGCGCGGGCTCCGCTGTGGCGTGGACGTACTGATTGGAATCCATCGGGCCCCAGCCAGGGGCGCAAGCAACCAGCAGAGGGAGAAAAAGGATTATTGTTCGCATGTCGGGTCACTTTCTGTTTGTCATTCCTGCTAAGGCTCTACCATTTCGACTGCCCGGGTCAATCAGAACATAATCCAGGTTGTTCACCTTGTCACCGATCTCATCCATGACCGCTTCTGCTAACTGCTGCGCATCTAATCCGCTGACGTCACCAGCAAAAATAAACTGGATTGGGGCTTCGGCCTGGCCTTGGGTCTGAACTGGCGCCGGGGCCTGTGGCGCCCCGCCCTGCTGCCCAAAAGGATCAGAGAAAGAGCCCCCGCCAAGGCCGCCACCGCCCCCGCCGCCAGAGACACCCGGGCCCGCCCCGCCGCCACCAACAGCAGCTTCAGCCAAACCAGTTGCGGCAATTAAACCAACCTGAATTTTCCCCCATGTCATTATTTTTGCAGCAGCAGGAGGGCCGGCAATTGGCCCCAGCTCAGCTACGGCTCTGGTTGCAGCCGTTAGTGTGTTAACCCATGCAGCAGCAGCAGAGAGCCCTTTCTGTACACCAAGAACAACGAGCGCTACAGCCTTGTTTTCTCTAGCGAAAACGCTCAGAAATCCAAGCCCTTGCTGGAGTGCTGCGTATCGCGCTGACCCAATCATTGCGTTTGCAGCCTGCTCTCTTTTTACATCACGATCCCTCAGTGACTGCAGTTCGTCGTAATACTCTTGATTTGAGGCCAGCATCAGCTGATTTGCCTCATCCTCATCAATTTTCTTCTGTTCAAGAGATTCGAGAATAATCTCACGCCGAGCTAACAGGTCCTCTTCAAGCAGAGTGCGCTCGGTTGCATATCGCTCCTGCACTTCTCCCAAGGATGCCTGTAACTGGTCAGATTCTTGCCGGGCAAGCTTCTGCTGTTCAGTCAATGCCTCATGTGCATCAATCTGAGCATATAAAGCTTGAGCAGCATTCAATTGTGACTGGGTGGCACCCTCATTTTTCAGCCTGTACAAATCCGCTTCTGAGGCGGTCATGCCAAGGGTTTCGGCCTCCAGTCGCAGGGCCTCGATGCGCTTCTGGATGGCGTCGGAACCGCCTTTGCCGGCCCCCAAGGCCGGGGGGGGGCTGGAAGAGGACTGATCAGGGGAAGAATCACCCCCTGAGCCGATAAGGGGATTGTTCTGCTGCCTTTCACGGGCATCAGCAATCTGCTGCTCAATACCGGCAAGGGCCGCCCTGAGTTCGTCCTCGCTCCACCACTCCACGACTCCGTCAGGGCCGAAGAGGCGCAGCCGGTCCAGTGAGGCAAACAGGTCTCCATCCAGCTGATCCCTGATCTGCTGGGCCTGCTCTTCCAAGCGGATAATGTCATCGCCGCCAACCCCGTTATACCGCGCTGCAAGCTCCTCGGCTGCCCACTTGGTAAACTTGACCCCTTCGGCGGTGGCCTCCGCCAAGAAACCTGCAAGCTGGGCCACCGATGTTCCCAGGGTAACCATGCTTTGCTGGAATCCGGGGTCAGTAACGATGCTGCGAAGGTCATCAATGGCGGAGACAAACTCGCTGGTATCGGTCTGGCCGAAGGTGACAAGCAGGTCATTGCGAAGCTGCTGCAGGGATTGGCCCACGGTGCGGGGCATTTGCTGGAATTCGCGGTCAATGCTGTCTGCGGTGGACAGCAAGGCGGTGGTGATGGCTTCAGCGGTAATCTTGCCATCGGCGCCCAACTGCCGAAGTTCGCCAATGGTGACACCCAGACCTTCAGCAATGGCCCGTGCCAACCGAGGGCTGTTCTCCATCACGGAGTTCAGCTCGTCGCCCCGCAGGGTGCCAGAGGCCATACCTTGGGCAAGCTGACGGATTGCGCCCTCAGCCTCTTGAGCGGAAGCGCCCGACACGACAAATGACTGGTTCACCGCCTTGGTGATGGTGAATAGCTCTTCATTGGCCAGGTCAAGCTCTTCCGTAGACCGGGCCAACTTCGAGTACAACTGAACCGTTCCCTCGAGACTCCCCCGGGTGTCATTCGCCAGCTTGTAGCTTTCAGCAAATACCGCGTTCAGCTCTTCCTGGCTATCCGTGACAAGCCTTATTTGGCTGCGCAACTCGGTATAGGTGTCGGACGCCTGCACCAGCTCACGGACAAGCAGGCCGGCGCCGACTGTGGCCAACACGGTGCGAAGCCCACGATAGGCCCCGCCCAGCTGATCTGTAGCCCGGGTAAGCTGCTTTGTCTCGCGCTCAGTCTTTCCTGCGGCCGCATCAAATTTCTTGAGGCTGCGCTCCCCCCGGTCAAGGTCAGAGCTATCAACCGCCAGTACCAGTCTTGCCGTTTCGGTCATGCCACGCCTTCGCTCTGATTTGATCCAGACGGCGCAACACGTCCACCTCCCAGGGGAGAAGATGGATTTGCTTCAGTGCTGCCCAGTGATGGATCTCGGTGTAGGTGCAATCGCCCAGCTGACAGAACCACCCCCAGAGGTACTCCATACCTTCCGGGGGCGACTCAATCTTCAGGCTCTTGGGTTTCTTGCCGGTTTGCTTCCAGACCTGTTCCAGTCGCTGGCGCTGGCTGGTACCGGTCTTGGCGTCGGGTAAATCGAGGTCTATTTGCCCTTCCGCCCAGTCGTAGAGTCGCTGGACGGTTTCGTGAAAAAACGGGCATCGTTGGAGGCGTAGCGGTCGATCATGTCCCGCAGCTGGGGCGCCTCACGCAGAAGCTTCTGGACGTTTTCGGGGGTGCACTCCTCTTCAAAGGACCAGTCACCCACCAGGGCGGCGGTCAGGATCACTGTGCGATCCTCTGCTTTCACCTCGCCCTGGCCGGCAATAGCTGCCAGATCGGCCCGATAGGCCTCGGCCTTGGCTTTCTGGAAGCTGTCCGACCATTGAGACCGGATCACCAGATAGTGTTCGGTCTTTTCCCCTTCCGGGGTGCGCAAGGGCACCTTGATGCCCTCGTTCGCCTTATCCCGGGTGAAAAACGCATCCATCCCTACCATTACGCGGCACCTTTGGTGATTACGATTTGGCTCTCTTCGGTTTCATCAAAGAGGGCCATGATGTCCAGAGAAATGGTCACCTCGCCTTCGCCGCTCACGTCCGGCTGCCCGCTGTTGTACTTGATGCGCGGCAGTGTGAAAGCGTAGGCGTTGGTGCCATCACTCAGGGTGAATTCCAGGCTGGATTCAGTCTCGTTGAGGAACTTCTCGTAGAGCGCCTCGGATTCGAACCAGGCAGTGACGGAGCCGGAAAGGTTGGACTGGGCAATGCTCAGGCAGGCGGCAGTGTCAGAACCGACTGTAAACAGAGCTTTCAGGCCGTTTTCCAGGGTCAGAGACAGTTCGGTGATGATGGCGATGGCCGAACCGCCCTCCTCGATGGTTCCGGAGAAACTGTCAAACGGGCTGGATGTGGTCCCCGGGTCATAAGTGGCACCGGCGATAGCGGTCTGGGCCGGAGCATCCATGGAGCGACCAATCAGCCCGAAGTTGCTGGTGATAATCGCGTTCGGCGATACCGTCAGGTTCCAGGTGTTGAATTCGCAGCCCTTGTAGCGCAGGTACTGGCCAATATCGGCAAAGTGGCGCTCGATGGTGAATGGCCGGCGGACAACGCCAGCTTTCAGCTCATCGGTGCCTGCAGTAGGGGTGTCTACCTCCCACGTGCCGCAAAGCACCGCCTCCAGCATGGTGTCGAAGGCGCCGCCGTAGGAGAGCTCACAGTTGATGTCGCCACCGACCTGCTTGTTGCCATGGCGCATGTCAGCGATCTGCCGATCAGGGCGCAGTTCCTGAGACTGGATGGTCTCCTTGGTCAGAGCCAGCGTGGTGCCGGTCTGCCGGATGGGCGTAAAAACGGGAGTTGCCGGTGTGGTACCGGCAACAGATTCGGCCACCAGGGCCATAGAGTGGCGAGAGCCATTTGCAGGGCAGCCCATAGGGAACCTCCATCAAAGGGAAAGCCGCGTCTCACGACGTGGGCGTTTGGGCGTCTCACGACGGCCAATAAAAAAGCCCGCGATTGCGGGCCCAGGGAAATGTTCCCGGGTTCTCTCCCCCGGGAAGTCACACCACTCGATACTTCGCGCTGATCAGGCGCTTTTCTGCCCCAGGTGTCGGGGATCTTTGGTCCCAGTAGCTAGCTGGATGGCGCTGGTCTCTTTCTCACCCCAGTCCGCAAGGCTTCCCCCGGTGCGCGTCTCACCGGCTCGACCAAATCAATGCACCGCGCCCCCACGTCTCACGACGGTAGAGCGCAGCGGCTTTAACTGGTTTGAATTTCTGCAGAAACAGAGACGATGCTGGTGTACTTGCTGACTCGCTCGCCAATTGTATTTACCTGCATGTTGTTCACATCCACGCCAACCGAATACATATGGCCAGACTCTTCATGAAATTCCTGGATAGCCCTCTGGACCTTCTCCTGAAGGCATTTCAGCGACTTATCAATGGTGTAGCTCACGGTGTCGGCTCCATAAAAAAGCCCGCTCAGTGGCGGGCCGTGGGGTTTAGGCAAACGCCCGGTTGATCCAGGCGCTGTAATAAATCGTTATCGAAACGCGGCTCCAGTTATCCACCCGGCGCATCGGGCTGATGCCGCAAGAGCGAATCAGAACGCAGAGCGGGACGTAAACGCCGTACTCCTGGTCGATGAAATCCAGGTCCAGCGTTTCTGTTTGTGGTGGAGCCTCGAAACGGGCGCCAGCCTTGAACCGGGCGGCCACTTGATCGGCCTTTGCCAATAGCGGGCTGTCGCCGGTGTTCAGTGGCCAATTCAGGTCAATCTGGAAGACGCCATCGTGACGGTCTTGGCCGGTATCGCCCAGCGTAGCTACGCCCGGCTGTGCCGGCAGCACATGAACCCGCGCCCAAGGCGTGCCCGTCTCAGGGTCAAAGTCTTTGCCGGGCTTTGCCCAGGGCAGCCCAAAATCGCCGCTGATCCACGACTGAACCAGAGCGTTGCGAATATCGAGGAATCTCATACGCGGTTCTTCCGGGCTTCTTCTTCAAACAGGCGCTTAAACCGGGCCACGTTGCGGCGCAGCATGCCCTCCGGGGCCTTGGTGTGGGACCAGCCATCAAACTCAACGCGATAGGCGTAGGGCATGTTATTGCTGAGCATGGTGACACTGCCGCCCTGAATGGCCCGCACAATGGCTTCCATTTCGGCGGTGGTGGCACTGCCATCCTTGTCGGTGCGGCCATTCTCTGCCGATGCGGGGGAGCCTGTTGTGGTTTGCCAATCACCGCGCAGTCGGCCATCAAGCACCGGGGTGTCCATGATGACGGCACGAAACAGCCTCAGCTCAACGCCACGGGCAGTCTTTTCCATCGAGCGCCCGGCCTTCTGAGAGAATGACCGAACGTCCGAGGTAAAGCTCATTTTCGCACCTGAATCTCATGGAGAAGAGTTTGCCCAGCAGGGCGTAGGGTCTTGATCCGGATGATCGTCCACTCGCTGCCATCGACGGTGACCGAATCCGTTACAACAGGGTCAACGTCAAACGGCGCCAGCAGCAACTTGCGGTCGCTGGTGCGGATCTCGTTACCGGCGGCACGGGAATCACCGGCCTCTTTGGCTGAGTAGTTCAGCAGCACGCCGTTCGGGGTGAAGCTTTCCGGTGCCTGCCCGGTCACATCACCAGTGAGCGGATCTTCTGTGCCGCCCGTTACGCGGGTAATAGTCACCGGCTGGCCGAACTGCGCCAGAAGCCGCTGCGCTGTGGCCGCCTGTCTGTCGTAAAAGGCACTCATGCCCGGACAGCCAACAGCCCACGGGTTACCAAGAAATCAGCAAACTGCGCACGGCTGGGCCGCTCAGGGGCCGCCCACATCAGCTTGCCGGTGTTCTCGATTTGGCCATACTCCACTTCCAGAACGTCTACCTTCTCTTTTGTGACCGGACCTTGGCGCTGGTCTGGCGGGTTTGTCTGGTCGTTGAATATCTCAGCAGCCAAGGCCATCTGGCCATACTGGATCCGTGCGGGGATGTAGTTGTTGGCGATCAGCCGCCCATCAACCCACACGTTGGAGCGAGGCCACGCCAGCGCCTGGCCAGCGTTCGCCCGGTGGCCCTTCCACTTCATCACGTTCATCTGGACGGCAGCCTGGCGCAGCAAGGCTTCCTGCTCCGCCTCAGTTTCAGGCACGGTCACACCGTAGCGGGTGCCGTAATCAGCAAAATCAGCTGCCGTGGCGTAGCTTTCAGCGTCAGCCTTGCCTGTGCCGTCCTCGATGATAAGGGCCATGCCTGCTCCTGCATTCCGGCTTACCAGAATGCCTCAAATTGGGTAAATGAAAAGGGGGCAAATGCCCCCTTGTTCACTCGCCAGCTTTGTCAGCTGGTGCTTTCTTGGCTGGTGCTTTCTTGCCCTTCTCGGTCACCTTCGGCAGATCCTTTTCGGGGGCTGCATCTTTGCGACCATTCTCGGGCACAAAACGGGCATCCACAATACGGACGCCGGACTTCTGGGCCAGCGCCTTCACATCCTCGTTATAGCGAGTGAAGGGGCCGGGCAGATACCAAACAGGCGCTTTATTCGCCATGGGTCATTACTCCTTACTGAGCAGCGTCGCCAACAGCGATAACGCCTGCAGTGTGTTTCACAGAAGTGGCCACTTGGTCCCAGTTGGTGCCAGTCGCCAGCTCTGCGTCGGTGGGGGACTTGCCGCCGTTCGCTTCATCCCAGGTGTAACCTTTCAGGCCAAGGCCGAAGGTGTAATCCACCTGCATGGTGGTCTCGATGCGGTCTTTGCCGTTGCTGGTTTCGATGTTGCTGATCACATCGCCCCCGTCATGCACGATGGCCGCTGACTCAACCAGGCCCAGCACCTTCTGAAGGTCCGGGGTGCCCGCTTCGGACAATGCCGGTGCATCGGTGACAATCACCGCCTTACCCAGAATATCCACAACCTGGACGTTCTGAGCTTGGAACAACTGCGGGGTGTTGGTCAGGTTCTGGCCAATCAGCTTGTGATACACGGCGCCGGTCATCACGTTGGTGATGATGTTGCCGCTGTGGTCGCCAAACTTCGCATGTGCTGAGTTCAATGCGCCGTAATCCAGGCCAGCAGAGCCGGACACATCGTTGGTGGCATCGCTGTTGTTCTCGATGGCAGCAACCAGTGCCGCAATGGCCGTGTTCAGCTGGTCGGACATGAGCGCTTCCGCAAAGTTACGGCTAGCCACCTCAATGCCCTCTGCGGTCGGCTTGCGCAACCAGGTCAGCTGGCCCGGCTCAAACAGGATCGGGCCGAAACCACCGGCAACCTTCACGGAGCTGTGCTTCAGCTGGGTCAGGTCAGTGGCGGACGCGGAGCCATTGGCAGCGTAGCGGTCAACCCGACGCTGAGCACTGTGGATGGCTGCGAAGAAGGATTCTTGCAGGAAGTCACCATCGAAGCCTTCAGTGGTCAGGCGGATGGAGTTGCGGCTTGCGGCGTTAAATTTTTCCACCATCTGGGCCAGCGTCTCGATGGTTGCCGGCATGATGTACTGGTTAAACACCTGCATATCGGAAAGTGCCATGATTTGTTACCTCAATTATTCAGTTCAGGGAAACGGTTTTTGATTGCGGCTGTACGCTCGGAACGATCACCGCCCAAGCTGCCTTTTGTTGCGGCACCGCCGCCATTACCGCCCCCGCTGGCACCGCCACCAGAGGCCTTGGAAGCAACAATCAGCGGCGCAAAGGCCGGATCGTTGCTGAATTCTGCTTTCAGTTCGTCCACGGTCATCGCGCTGGGTTTGCCCTCGGCATCCAGCACTACGGTGGTCGGCTTGCCGTCGCGAACCTCCATGGACAAGCGGCTGGTCAGGTGCGGCTGGAGCGCCTTTGCGCTGCCCTGCACTGCAATCTCGGCAGCAATGCCGGACGCCACACCCGTGACCATTTGCTCCTTGAGCCAGGCCTGATGCTGTTCGACCTCGCCTTTCAATTCGGTTTCACGCTTTGACAGCTTTTCCTGCCAGCTCTTTTCCAGTGCATCCACGTCGCCGGCCTTGCGGCTTTTGTCGTCATTGATAGATGCCAGCTGATCCTCCAGCTCCTTCATGCGCTTGGCGGCTTCCTGTCGCTCCTGCTTGGCGGTTTTTGTTTCGCCCAGCAGTTTTTCCTGGTGCTCTTTCAGGCGGGCGTTCTCGGCCTGAATTTCGGTGATTTGCTCCGGGGTCAGGCTGCCGCCGCCACCGTCACCGCCTTCGCCACCGGCGCCTTCACGTTTAATTTGGGGGATCTTGTTGATAAGCATTGGTCACTGACCTCTTGGTTTACCCACTGGGTTAAACCCCCGCCCGCTCGAATGCCTGCGGCTCAAGCGCCCGCATTTCGTTAAGGGTTAGGGGTTGGAAATTTCGATCTAGCTGCAGCTGCGCGAAACGCTCTGCATTGATGCCGCCATTGCGAAGCAACTTGCCCCGCGTTGGCCCTATTGCTGAATCCTGGAAGGCGGCCGGCTGTCGTTTCAGCCACTGGTAATACGTCAGGTCGGCGTCTACATAACCGTTTACGCTGGAGCGGGTGGCATCCTTGTCCAGGAAGTCCAGCCCGTCATCCAGCTCAGCCACTGTGGTAGAGCGGCAGCCGATATGCAGCGGCGGCATTGGTCCGTCGCCCACCTCAAACGTCTGCCCATCAAGGCTTCGACACTGTGTTGTGGTGCGACTGTCCAGCGTAGAAACCCACCGATAGCCTGTTACCAGGTCGGCATTGCTGTCCCACGTCTGCTTTCTGGCAGTGCTAGCCACATGCTGCACGGCAGTCCGCACAATGGCCTCGGCATGGCGCCGGGTGGTGTCCAGCAGGCCGTCTTTGTAGCGCAATGCTTTTGTGCCGCGAATCGAGCGGACAATCTCGGCATTGGTCTGGCCCTCGAAAGCGCCTTGCCTGATGCGATTCTTGACCGCCTCAACTTCGCTTCGGGCCCAATCCTTAATGAATGGATCGAGCAGTTTGCCGCCCTGGCTGCCACGGACGCTCATAGGGTCCAAGGTGGCCGCTGACCAGACCGTAGTGATCGCCGGCACCGCAAACGAGGCCGCGCTGACCACAGAATTTAGGTTCCGAGCCTCAAAGCCCGCTTCGTATTCGGCCAGCTCCTTCAGGCTGCCCAGCAAGCCAGCTGTTTGCTTGGCATAGAGGCCGGTCAGCAGGCTGTCGATCTCTTTTAGCAGTCGGCTCAGCTTGTCCCGCTTGTAAGCGGCCAACTCAGAGCGAAATAGCAGCTTCTTGCGGATTTCCCGGTCAACTTCCTGAAGGAAGTTCACCATCTGGTTGGCCTCGCCGGACTTCAGGCGCTCCAGATAAACTGCATGCCTTACCGTGGAATCAACGAGGGCTTCAGGTACCGCCATCAGCGTCATCCAGGGCAAGGCCGGTGCCGCTTTCGCTTACTTCCTCGCGCACTTCTTCATCGGTCTTTTCTGAGTCAATCAGGCCAGTGCGGCGCATCCAGGCCCATACATCAGTCTCAGGAACTGCGCCGCTCATCCATGCCGCCACAATCTCGCGCAGCAGTTGGGCGTCCAGCTTGTGCTCCACCAGATCCTGATTGAGCAGATAGGAAACGTCACCGGACGCGCCCATGAATTCGGCGCACCATCCAAGGCACTTTGTATAGGCCTCAGAAACATTGGCGGAAGCCAGAGATAAGGCCGAATGCTGTGCGGCATCATCACTGTTAACCTCGGTGGCCGTCTTGATTGCGCTGCCGACCTGCATCAGCTTTGCGCCAAGCGCGACCATGCGGGCTTCAATCTTGTCCAGCTCAGTCTGAATCGCAATGTCAGCGGTTACCGTTTCAATGCCGAAAGCGCCACCCTCAGGCAGCATGATGGGCGCTCGTGATCCAACCAGGACACCCTTCTTTTCCAGCATTTCCACCCATTGCTGGGTGAGTCCTGACATCCACGGCTGTGGCTGCCCGGCATAGAAGAGCGCGTTATACCAGTCTGCGCCCACCTGATAGTGTTTTACGTTCTGCCGTGCCAGATCCACAAGCGGCGCCTTATCGATGCCGCTATCGTTGTTTTGCGCACCTACAAACGTGAACGGGATGCGATCCCATGGGGCACCATTGCCACGCTTCGGGGTGTACTGTTCGTAAATCTCCCACGCCGCGCCCTTTTCATTCCCGCGCCAGACGGTGACCTGATAAACGCCTTCAACCAGCTGCAACACTCGGTACTGTTCGATTTCATCCACGCTGAAACCGTCCGCCGCCACTTCCTCTGCTGTTTCATGCAGCACGACAAGCGACAGAAGATGAGCGCCGCCCACCTTCGTGGTGCGCCAGTTGCGAATCTGCTCAGCGTCGTACAGAGCAACATTGGCCCGAACAAGCCCGGCGTTCTGATCCGCACGCGAGGCAGGCACATCAGTCTGTGGGTAGTCAGCCAACAGCCCGGCGCGACCTTTCTGCATCACATCAGCAAGCACTCGCTGGCTTTGCTGGTAAATGCTCACGCCAGCGCCATCAACGTCTGAATCAACGTATTCAAGGGCGCCGGGCAATTTCAGTTCCGGATCTTTACGGAATACCGCACCGATAAGCCCCTGCAGGGTGTGCCCGGTGACGTTGAAGAAGCTGGCCCGTTGCTTGTAGCGGTCATAAACGGCTTTCTTCTCGCCAGGGTCTTCTTCCACCGCTGAAGGGTTGGGCAGATACGACTCTCCCTTGGCTTTGACTTTTTCCTCTCCGGCAACAACGTCCGCGACCAACTCCCAGCTGGGAAGCGCTGCGTTGTAATCGCCTCGTGTGTAGGTAACGTCTTTTGCCATTAGTAATTCATTCTCAGCTTGGTGGCTGTTGCCGGCTTGATTACCGGGTAGTTGTGATGAATGAAGTAGCCACCCGCGTCATTCGGGTGGTCAAGGTCGCCTTTCTTGTCAGGCTCGCCGTTATCAGCCCACGGCTGCTGCTCCAGGCTATCCGCATAACCCGGGCATTTATCCGTGTTCACAAGGTAGCGGCGCTCGCCTTTCGCATTACAAAACATGGCGTTCATGGCGTTTACGCGGTCTTTAACCGGGGGGTTGGCCTTCGGCGCATGCACCGAGAAACCGGCATCCCTGAGCGTTGCAATGTCGGTTTTGCTGGCGTTAACGGATTTTCTGGAATCGCCAGAGGCGTCTGGGTAAATGCGAATCTCGCATGTCTTCCAGTATTCGCCGTCCCGGTATTCCCAGTACCGCTCTTTGATCTTCTGAATCATGTCCGGCGTGTCATAGCCATTCAGAATCTCATCCACCGCCCGGGGCATCTTGTTTCGCTGTACGTGGGTGACAGCGGCCATCTTTCCCACATTGAAGTCCATGCCGATATACAGCGGCTCACCGCTCTGAACGGTGTCAGAACAGTGATTCAGCGTCTTGTCGAACTGGTGGTAAACCGTGCCCGAAAGCAGGTTTACAAACTGGCCGTTCAGGTAAGCCCGGATCAGCTCCGGGGTGTAGGCCTCCAGCATGGCGTCAATGTAGTCATCCGGCAGGTTCGCTTCATTGTCGAACGTGGACGCCTGGATGATGCCGTAGCGCTTGGCCATTTCCGGCCTGTCACGCAACGACCTGACGAACTGGCGATAGACGAACTTGAAGCCTTCCGGCGTCGTCGTTACATCAATGCCGTTCTTTACCCCATGCACCTTGTAGCGCATGCGAGCCATAATCTTTCGCCAGGCCTGCTCTGCCTTCTTCTCGGCAAGCAGGTCCAGCTCATCGACCAAGGCGTGGCCGATCTTGAAGCCAACAATGTTGGCCGGGTCATCAATAGAGCGGCAGATCACAGATCCGCGGTACCGGCTGCCACTGTAAACCTCTACTTCGTGGTCGCCCTTCTTGACCTTGACCCGAAGGCCCATTGTCTCGGCAACCTCGCCGATAGTCGGGTAGAAAATATCCCGTATCAGCGGATAGGTCGGGGCAAAGTAGCCCTGGTTGATTTTCGGGTGCTCGTAGAAATGCGCCAGCATCCCGGTGCAGCCCACCCAGGTTTTGCCTGAGCCAAAGCCGGCAACATAGGCCCTGTACTTGTGAGGCAGATTCAGGAACTGGCTTTGCGGGACATTAAGCCCCGTTTTCACCACCTTTGCGTGTCCTGGCATCCTGAACCTCGAAAACAATCTTGGTTGGCGGCAGATCCGCGTCGCCACCAGCAGGGTCAGGGTTGCGCTGCCACTTATCGCGCTGCCTGTTGTGAAGCCAAGCCAGGCAGGCTGTCGTGTCCGGCGGGTAATGCTCTATGTAAGGCTCAACGACCGGCGAACCTTCGTACTGCATAATCTTCACAGCCTCATGGCTGTAGCCGCAGGCTCTGCGGTAAAGGCTTTCCACCACATTGGCATCCGCCAAAGTCTTGCCCTTTTTTATGGACTCAAAGAATTCGGGATGCTTCTTTTTCCAGTTGTTGATGGTTTGCTCTGTCACCTCGAAAAACTCGCCCAGCTCCTTGTCGGTAAGGCCTAGCTTGCAGAGCTTTTCAACCTGATCAGCGTATTCTGGTTTGTAGCCTGTCCTTCTGGCCATCACCGATGACCTCCATACCGGCCCCGCCGGCTCACTTCGGGCACCGCCCGGTTATCTTTGCTGCTCGATTTGCCGATCCACAATCACGTCCAGCTTCCGGTCAATCTGGAACAGACGGTCATCGATGCGGCGCTGTAACTCTGTTGTGCGCTGTGACTGGTGGACCATGTTGGCCTCGTTGACGCTTACCCGCTTGTCCAAGTTGAACCAGGCGGCGGCCAAGGCCATGAACATTCCAAGCCCTGTGAGAAGGTTCCCCACGCTTATCTCGTTGTTGAATCTCACGGGACTGTGGTTGTGTTTTGAGGGTTCAGTCTCGGGCACGAATCGCTCTCCAAACCTGCCGTCCTATCCACAGTAGGGCCACAGTGCAAAAAAATAGGATTACAGCCACCGATAGAAACGCCGCCCGGGCGGTTATCAGTGCGCCTTTACTCAGCCGCGCGGATCGCATCGACCAGTCCGTTATGGCGGGTTGCGCAGTCGTGGTAGCTGGCCTTCCACTGGTTCATGGCTAGGGCCACGGAACGGGCTGTGCCGTCACTCAGCGGCGCCAGCTTCACCGGGCACTTCGCCAGCAGGTTCTGCTGATAGGGCTTCGGCTGATGCTTCTGGCCCCAGATTGAGCAGCCGGACAAGCTCAGGCTCAAAACAAACGCGCTGATAAACAGGCTTAACCACTTCACGGATAACTCCCCGGTCGATGACCGTCTGGTTGGCCTTGAGAGTGGCCAGCTTGGCCTCTACCTCTTGCGCAATTCCGGATTCACGAGCCATAGCCGCCTTGATGGCCTTCTGGGCGCCCTTCAGCTCGGATAGCTCTTGGCTGTCCTCGTAGAGCCCCCGGCCATACCAGCCGCCAAAGGCGATGCCGCCAACAATGGCCAGTACCGCTAGATACGGGCCAATACGGTTGAACAGTGTGAGCCAAGTCATTTCTGCTCCCGGCGCCACTGCCAAAACTTAATGAGGGCCGGCGGGATAGCCAGAAACGCCCCGTAAGCCGTGGCCGTGCCGCCGCTGATGTCCGGCGGATTGTCTCCGAACACCCGGTAGGTCACCCAGGCGAACGCTACGGCCCCCTCTATCAGCAGGACCAGGACCACAAGGGCGTTGCTGCTGATGAACCGGTACAGGCGGGCCATCAGTAGCTCCACACCCAAGGGCGGGGCCGGCCGGCTTCATGCTTCAGGTCATCCAGGTGGATAAAGCGACCGTCACCCTTCTGATTTACGCCGATCCCGGTAAAGCCGTGTTTTAGGGCCAGCTCAATGATTTTCAGGGCTTCGCCACCACTCACTGCAATATCAGCAGCCCGGCCACTGGCATGCGCCCCAGGGGAGGCTTTGCGGGCCTCAATGGGGTGAGTCGGGTGCCTGTAACCGCTTGTCACGGTCATGGCCCTGCCGTACTCAGTGCGCAGAGCTTGCAGCTTTTCCATAAAGCCCGGCTTCATGCCGTTCTTGCCGGTGTGGGAGCACACGAATTCATGCGGCTGGAAGTTGGCGAATCTGTCCCAGTCCATTGCAGGCTCCAGAAACAAAAAAGCCCCGGGCGGTCGGGAGACTCCCAACCCATCGGGGCAGAAAAAGAAAAACCCGCACAAGGCGGGTTTGGGGGATGCTGGCCAATGGGTTCGAGGGAAGGGTCGGCCAACGAAATCAAATTGTTTCGGTCACCTCTGGCAACCATAGCTGTTTTGTACCACTGGACTGTTAGTCAGTCAACTAATTGCCAGCGTTATTTTGACAGTGAACAAATGGGCAGTTATGCGGCCATGGCCAGCATGGCAGCCACCATGCTCTCGCCGATTTCGAGCCGCTTGATTGCGGTGACCCTGGACACCCGCAAGCGCTTTGCCAACACCGTCTTACTCAGTGCTCGGTAGTCATCGCCATCAGGGAAGGCGTAGTACAGTTTCAGCGCCATAAACGCCGGCGGATTGTGCTGCCGAATGTGGGTCATGACATGCTCGTCAAAGCTCTGGCAGGCCGCATCCTCCCACACCTGCACCGGGCGGCCATCGTCATCCACTATCTGGCCTATCTGGCGGTCTACGATAGGCCCCATCCAGCTGATTGCCCCCTTGGGTGCCGGCCCTGCAGTTCTCGACCATATCCCCCACTGTTCAAGCGCAAAGCGCGCCTCAGCGTAGATGGTGACCTCTTGCGCTTCAGACATCTGCCCTCTCCTTCGCCAGTTCCCGCTTCATCTTCGTGAATGCCAGCTTGATCTCGATGAGATCCTGGATTGTGTATTTCTTCGCGTCGTGAGGGCCTTCCAGCCAGTCCACGGCAGCCTGCCCGATGCGCTCAATCAGGTTGATGCGGTAATCCACCACCCTGCCGGACATGTCCCGGTTGCAGCGCTTGCACTGCCGGTGTGCGTTCAGGGGCTCGAATCGCAGTTCCGGGCTGGCGCCTACTGACCGGTAGTGGCCGCAGTCCCATGTGCCGCCCACGGCCTGCGCCCGGACCTCACCGTCATTGCGCCCGCAACTGATGCACGGCCGGCCCTGGTCCCGCTCCCGGATGTAGGCGTTGAATGCCTTCTGTGCGTCCCGCATGTGGTCGGAGCGGGTCTTGAGTCGGCGCTTGGCCTCCCGGGTCTCTTTGCGCCTCTCTGCCGCCCGCTTATTCGCCTTCAGGGATGGGCCAGCCGCCTTGGCGCACGGAATCGAGCACACCAGTTGCGAGGCCATCACCGGCTTGAACCACTCCCGGCAGGCTTTGCACTTGCGGCGGGTCGCTTTCAGCGTCATTCCACCCTCGACAGTTCGTTGGGCTCCACATCAGCCTCCGGCCAGTGGAACCGTGCAAATTTCAGCGCCTCAGCGCGGTCTATGGCGTCCCCGACCATGTAGGCCAGACGCTTGCCGTTGCGAGTTACTAGCCAGCAGCGGTACATCACCGGGCTCCAAATTTCTGGCATAACCAGCGCAATACGCGAAACCACCACGTTTTTGCCCTGCGCTTGGCGGCCAACTCCTTTTCTCCTGCTCTGTAGCCGCGCAGGTAGTGCCTCATCAGCGGATGACGCTTCCATCGCCAGCGCCGACCTGCCGCCCCATCCTTGAAGCCGTCCCGGTACATTTGCTGCTTCCTCTGAGACTGCTTTCCCATCACACCACCCCCAGCGCAGCGATCTGCAGCCCAAACATGAAGCCGGACAGGCCCAGCCCCACGTAGTCACGGTTGTACCCGGTGGCACCCATGGCGATGACTGTCAGGACGAAAGCAAGGAACTGAAGTCCGGTTTGGTCTGTCATGCTGCCCCCCGGTATTCGGCGTAGACGGCCTGGGCCTTCTCGCTCCAGTGGATGCCGTTTTCGGCGCCGTAGCTGTAGATCAGCTCAATCAGCTCCGAGAATTCCGCCTTGCGCATCTTGCTGGTGCTGTGGCCGAGCATGACCACCCCGCCGTCGATACCCATGGCGATGCGGTTTTCTCGTTTCAGTGCTGCGGTAAACACGTCCTTCCACTCTTCCCGGGTGGCCGTGCATTTCTCGCCGTTGATGATCAGCGTGCACTGACAGGCCACATCCTCCAGCAGGCACCAGAGCTTGGCGTTTTGATCCAGTGACCGTTTGGGCTCACGCAAGGCCATTTCCAGCGCCTGCCGCCCCTTGCGGAATTGCTCAGCCAGCAAGCCTTCGGCATGGCCCAGGGCGCGCTTGAAGTTGTCCTCACGCAGCCGGTAAACCTTCTCTCTGCTCATGCGCACCCCCGATACCTTGGCGTACAGATAACCAGCGCCTGACGCTTCCCAGCCTCAGACTGCGGCACCACGCGCCATCGGTACTCCTCTCCGCTACCGGCGCGAACAATGACGTGGGCCTTTTCGGTGGTGTTTGTCAGCCACTCCAGCTCTTCCACTGCCGCCTCCTGGTCGTTGAATACGGTCATAGCGCCCCCGACAAATACCGTGTAACCGCGTTCTGCTCATGCTGGGCCACCAGATCCGCCACGTTATTCGGCGCCTGACCCGGCAGGCACCAGCGGGAGAAGCGGCCCTGACCGATCAGCTCTACCAGCCCCTTGTCCCGCATGTTCACCAGCACCCACTGGGTCTTTTTCGGAGGCAGACCCAAGCACCGGGCTATCTCGCCTCGGCTCATAGGTCCGTCTTGCAGCAGGGTCAGGATTCGATCTGTGTTGGTCACGCCGCCCTCCCCGCTTTGCGCGTCATGGCCGCCCGCTGGTTACCGGTGAGCCGGTAGTTTTTGTTCAGCACGCCGGTTTCCGGGCAGATAACGCGCTGAATGCCGGCGATGTGGCCCAGGTCTTCCAGTTCGCGCAGGCGGCGGCACAGGGTCTGCACCATCAGGCCGGTGTCGCGGTGGATCTCGTTGCGAGTGGCGCCGAATTGGCACCGGTACAGGTACTGCCGGATTCTTTCGCGTTGGGTTGCTGCGTTGTGTTTCATACCGCCTCCCGTGCCACGTTGAGCACTCGCTGATTGGCGCCTGACCAGTACGTCCGAACATTGCCGGTCGGGCCGTGCCGGTTCTTCTCGATAAGCACTTCCAGAATTCCCTTGTCCTGGCTGTCCGGGTTGTAAACCTCGTCCCGGTACAGGCACATGATCTGGTCGGCTTCCTTCTCGATTTCGGAGCTGTCGGACATGTCGCCCATGCCGGGGCGCTTGTTGCTGCGCTTGTCCACGTCCCGGCTGACCTGGGCCAGCGCCACCACCGGAATATCCAGTTCTCTGGCCAGCTCTTTCATCTGGCGCACCACCTCGCCCACCTGCTCGTGGCGCTTGGCTCTCGGGTCCGTGGACTTGATGCGCTGGATGTAATCGACGTACAGGGCGCGGATGCCGTGCATGTGCTTCCACTTCCGGGCTTGGCGCACCACTTCCATGATGGAAATGCCCGACCGGTCGTTGATCTGGATTCCCACATCGGTGTACCGGGAAATGGTCTTGGGAAGCACGTCCCACTCAATCGCCGTCAGTTGCCCGGCGCGCAGCTTGCCGAGACCGACACCGGACCCGATGGCCAGGGTCCGCATACCCACCTGCTCGTGGGGCTGCTCGCTGCTGATAATCCCGACCGGGTGCCCAGCGTTCAGGGCCAGATTCAGCAGGAATGCGGTTTTGCCCATGGCAGGACGGCCACCCACGACGATCAGGTCAGACGGGTGCAGGCCGCCTAGGTTGTGGTCCAGATCCGCCAGCCCGGTGGGGATGGTGTTCACCTCGCCTTTGCGGGCTTGCTCCATCAGGTCCACGGCGGCGCGCAGCGACTCCTTCATCGTGTATTCGTAGTTTTTCGCCGTGGCGGTCACCTCCATCAGGGCGCCCATCAGCGTGTCGATGGCCTCCATGCCCTTGCTGGGGATTTCCTGCAAGGCTTGCTGGCAGGCCTCCGTGGCGGCGAGCTTCTGGCGCACCTTGCGCAGCTCCTTGGCGTAGGCGCCCACCCCGGCAGCGCTGGGAGTGTTCCGCAGGCGCTCTGACAGGTACTTCGTCCAGTCGCGCCCCCCGGTGTTTTCCTTGAGCCAGGAGCAAACCGTCATCAGCTCAACAGGCCCAGCCATGTCCACGTTCTGGATGGCTTGCCAGACGGTCTTGGCGTTCGGGGTAACGAAATCCCCCACGGTCAGGTCCAGGCTGGACAGAACGGAGTTGTTCAGCAGCACAGCGCCGATGATGGCGTCTTCCGCTTGCATCGCTTGATCAATCAAGGGTCAGCTCCCGTGGCCGTGCCGGGCCGCCCGTTGGTTGCTGTCCCCGTGGCGCGAAGTCAGGAGACTTTCCGAGCCATGTGCGGAACGCTGCCTGCCAGTCTGCCTGCCGCCGGTCGTTGGCCAGGGCGTGATTGATAAACTTCGGCAATTCGTTATTCAGCGAAACACCGAGCTTCAAAGCCAAAGCCTTGCAGGACTCGTTGGGAGTAAAGTTTTCAGAGATTGGGGTTGCGGGTTTCTTTCGCCCCCCCTTGGGGGATTCAGGGGGACTACCCTCCTTTCCCTTCCCTTCCATTCCATTCCCTTCCGGGGGTGAACCCTCGCCGTCTATTCGCTCATTGTTCGCCGAACACTTGCCGTTCTCTCCTTGATCGCTCTCTGAATCTTGCTTGCGGCGACGCTTCGGGTTTTCGGGCACTTTTCCGTTTGGTAACGGGAACTTATAGCTGGGCTGGTCAATTTTCTGGTGTTTGGTGAAGCCGGTTATCATCAGGAACTGTTCGCTATCAACGTCATAGCGACGGATCAAACCGGCATCCTCCAGCTCTTGCAGAAACCCACCTATTTCCGAAGCGTCGAACGCGTCCCCAGGGAAAACCTGCATCTTGATCCGCATGGGCTTCGCTGGGTGAACGCCGTTGTCGTCCGCGAAATTCATCAGGCCAATGAACATAAGGCGAGCGTTCGGCGAACATTCAACGATCTGCTCGCTGGTCCAAAATTCTGGCTTGATAGTGCGAATACGGGCCATTACTGCAAACCCTCTTTGATGTGCTTGAACCAGCAGTTTCTGGTCCGGGTGCAAGGCTTTCCCGCCATGCGCTTTGCGGCTTGTTTGGCCAACCGCTTGTGTCTCTGGCTTTTCGTTTCGTGTTTTGGCATGATTACCTCGTTGCTTCAGATGAAAGCCCCGGTTACGCCTACCAAGCGCCGGGGCTTTTTCTTTATCGGTTAACTGCTTCCAATTTGCTTGGGGCACGTGCCGCACCTTCCTGCTTCTCGATCTGTCCACGGATCACTCCGCGCACTGCCTGAATGCTGTCGCCCTCATTCGCATAAGCGCGATCAATCACCTTCAGCTGCTCGATTGAGAGTTTGTCCAGGCCGTGGAACACCACGTCATTACGGATTCGGTCGGTGATGTTGTCGGCCCGGGCATTGGCCTCCCATGCGCAGAACTCAGCCTCAGCCATCTGGCGGGCTGTTCGGCTTGGGAAGATGGTTGCCACGGCGGCAGACTGATACGGCTCAGGAAGGGCCGGAATGAACGCCTCAAGCGCAAAGTCGAAGTGCAGCGGGGATTCCCGGCAGAACATTTTGCGGATGCGCTCACAGGCCTGCTTTTCGTTGTGCGTGGGAATGTTCGGGCTCAGGTGGTACTCGGCCCAGGCCTTGGCAATCTCGATGGCCAGGCGGCTCTGGCAAACGTCCCGGTCGCGGCCAATCGCATCCCAAATAGCGCCCAACTTCTCAGTGGCCGTGCCGTGCCTTTGAATGCTCTGGGGTATCTCCCCCATTACTTTGCTGATTGCGTCCATCTAATCTGGCTCCATGGATGATCTGATTGCTGAAACGTATTTGCTGAATCTTCGGGCCCGACTGGGGCCGTGGTCCGTGCAGCGCAAAAAACGGGAGCTGTGCCTGTTGCGACTCAGGTACAGCGTGGCCAGGCTTCAGGCGGCTAAGCCGCCGTGTCTTCCAAATGCGGCAAAAGCTTCTCCAGCGTCTTCCAGCGGGGATTCTCGGTGGCTCCACTGGCGATCTTGCTGAGGGTGAAATAAGGCACGCCCGACTCGTCTGCTATTGCCTGCCAGTTGCCTCGGCGCTTTTTGAGCTGTGAGCGGACATGGGCAAGAAGGTCTTGGGTTTTCATAGGTATCTCCGTATTTGGCTAGCATACTAGCCTTTTATGGCTTAAAGGGTCAAGCCACAAACGGTTAGCCATATACGGCAATATTCGGGCATGGATATGCACCTAAGAAAAGTGATTGCTCGTCAGCTAGATAGGGCTATGCGGGAACACAAGACGCTTAATTCTCAATCCAACCTCGCCAAAAAGAGCGGGGTTGGGCAGACGACCATTGGTCGAATTCTGCGGCAAGAGGTTGATGTGAGGACGGACAACCTTAAAGCGCTCGGAGACGCGCTTGGAAAGCCTCCCCACTATTTTTTCTATGATGCCGACCTGCCGGCCAAAGAGGCCGAATGGGTCGGTGACTTTGACCCTTGGGACGACGAGACGCCTGTAAGTGATGACGAGGTAGAGTTGCCTCTATTCAAGGAAGTGGAGCTAGCAGCGGGTGTTGGCACTCAGGTTGTGGCCGAAAACAACGGCAATAAACTTCGTTTTGCTAAGCGAACGCTATCCAATGCTGGGGTTGATCCTTCTGCTGCTGCCTGCGCACGTGTTGCTGGGCGCAGCATGGAGCCCGTTTTATTTGACGGCACAACTGTTGGCGTAGACACGTCAAAGACAGCGATTAAAGATGGGGATATGTACGCGATCGATCATGATGGGATGCTGCGAATCAAGCTGCTATACCGACTACCTGGTAACTGCTTGAAAATTGTTAGCTACAACAAGGATGAGTGGCCAGATGAGCACCTATCCGCTGAAGATGCATGCAAGGTCAGGGTTATCGGTCGCGTATTTTGGTGGTCAACACTCAGGTAATAAATTGATAAAAGCAGACTCTATGAAAGTGAGCAATTAGCCGGAGCACAGCCAGAATCAACTGCTTCTGACTGCGCACGATATAAGTCAAACAAAACGCATCATTACATTGAAGTCCTTCCATGCCCTCTCAATCATAGTTGATTCCAGGCTGTTTTTGAGAGATTTCTCGATGCGCTTGTCTTTGCTCTGGTCATGAAAAAGATAATAAACAAAGTCATATTCATCGCAGAGCGTATGGATCATTGACTGTCCGAGGCCTTGCTTTACCAGCGATCCGTTTGGGCTTTGCTTGTACTCTATTGCCACCAGGTATGGCGCAGTGATGATAAAGTCCGGGTAATTTCTGGCCCCAAATGTCGTCTTCCGCTGTCTCCCGTATATCCCTTCTTGCCCCTCCCAGTAGAAAGCCGCATTGGCCTTGGCCACATAATCCTTGTACCCCTTTTCCTGGAAATACTTCTCAAGGTAGCTAACCAGTATCGGCCTGATTTCTGCCTGTATTTGCGTTTCGCTTTTCCCGGCGGTCTTCTTTCTGAACTGGGGATGCTTGGTTACAAATTCGTGCATCCCTTGAATGAACGCTTCGACCTGCTTTGTCTTCTTTTTCATCCCTGTCTCCCCGATCTGTTTGACCGAGCCTAAATGATCTTCTGAAAGCCCCCAATCCCTCAATCGGTCATTTTGGGACTACTTTCAATTTTAGCCATTTACGGCTTGACCGAACCTGAAGCCCATCCTAATATGGCTAGCCATAAACGGTTAGAAACGAACAGCCCGGAGCCAGACATGAACTCAGCCCTCAGAAACCAGCAAGCCATGGCCAGCGCGCAAGCGGCCTATGACAACGCCCTGCCGGTGGATGATCTGGATTTCCTGGATGGCTGGGCCGAAACCGAAATGCTGGACGTACTGGAAGCCCGTTTCGATGACTTCGTTACCGCGATGTACGAAGACGAAAGCACCGCACCGGCGCTCATGAGGCTGGCTTGGTTTCTGGTTTCCGACTCTATGTTCTACCGCTTCCAGCCTGTCTGCCTGAAGCAGCTCAAGTGGCAGTCCGAAACTCTGCCGACCAATGAAGCCTTTGTTGAGGCGTTCAAGGATAACGGCTTGGACTTGGACGGAATTGCAAAGCTGGTGCTGGCATCTGCCCGCTACGAAGACAGTAACTGGGAGCCAGCTGCGAAGTACGAAATTTACCGCTTCACGGACCTTGTTATGCAAACCGCTCCCCAGTGGAGCCAGTTCTACCCGGAGGAAGACCAGTGACCAATGACGAATTCGCCGCGATCTACGCGCTCACCCGGGAAGGCGCCCATGCTGGCGCCCGGGGCAATCAGCAGCTGGCCGTGATTATGCGCAACCGCATTGAGGGTATCTGGCAGCTGGCCTTTTACCGCGACGACACCCACATGATGGACGTTTGCGACCGCTGCGAGTGGATGATTCGCGCCGCTATCTGCGTACCGCTTAAGCAGCCCTGTTTTCTGCCCAGCACGGAGGAATTGGCCGCATGAGATACGGAAACATTGTTCTCGGTTCCGCCGTTGCGATGGCTCTCGTTGCCATCTGGTGCATGGCCGGGGAAATGGACTACCAGGACGCACTGATAAGCGAGCAGCACACCTGCGCCATGGTGCGCGATGGAATCTGGCCCGCTGAGCAGGCCGAAAACTACAACTGCGCCGAGCCGGTGCAAGTGGCAATTCACGAACGACAGCGCTGATCTGTTGTTTTGCGGGGTCCGCCCCGCCTTTTATTCGAGCAAGGAGAAGGAAATGAACGCTGCAGCCCAAGTAGAGAAGAAAAGCCTGGTGGTGAAGTTTGCAGACCGATACGCAGTGGACAGCAACAAGATGCTGGACACCCTGAAAAGCACCGCTTTCAAGCAGCGAGACGGAAGCGCCCCCAGCAATGAACAGATGATGGCCCTGCTAGTTGTGGCCGACCAGTACAAGCTCAACCCGTTTACCCGTGAGATTTACGCCTTCCCGGACAAGCAGAACGGCATCGTCCCCGTGGTGGGCGTGGACGGCTGGAGCCGAATCATCAACAGCCACCCTCAGTTTGACGGGATGGAATTCCGATACTCGGAAAACACTGTCATCCCAGAAGGCGCAAATTCCCCCTGCCATGAATGGGTTGAATGCGTCATGTACCGGAAGGACCGAAACCGGCCGGTGGTTGTCCGCGAGTACCTGGACGAAGTTTACCGGGCTCCCTTCAAGCAGGGCATGAAAGGACCATGGCAAACCCACACCAAGCGGTTTCTGCGCCACAAGACAATGATCCAGTGCTCACGTCTTGCCTTTGGCTTTGTCGGCATTTTTGACGATGACGAAGCCCAGCGCATAAACGAGCAGGCAGAGCGTGACATGGGGCCGGCTGATGTGATCCGCGACGAACAGCCCGCGCAACTTCCAGAGTGCCCGCAGGAAACCGCCGACAAATACCGTGGCTTTGTTGAAACCGGCAAAAAATCTGCCAGCGACGTAATGGCCACCCTGGAAAGCAAATACACCCTGAGCGACCAGCAGCGCCTTGAGCTGATAGCCGCTCAAGCCATTGAAGGAGAAACCGCATGAAAATCATCAACGTCACCCAAGGCAGCCCGGAGTGGCTGGCCCACCGTATGGATGCCCGTAACGCGAGTGAGGCGCCTGTTGTTCTAGGCCAGTCCAGCAAGATTTCGCGTAACGCCCTGATTGAAGCAAAGGCCACTGGCATAGAGCGTGATATTCCAGATTTTGTCCGCGAAGTGATTTTTGCAAACGGACACAAGGTTGAGGGAATGGCCGGCCCCATGGCCGAAGAGATTATTGGCGATGAGCTTTTCCCTGTGGTTGCCATCAGCGATGACGGATACCTAAGCGCTTCCTATGACGGCCTGACCATGGATGAGGAAACCGGCTGGGAGTGCAAGCAGTGGAACGAGGACAAGGCCCAGATGGTTCGCGAAGGCGTTCTCCCCCCGGAAGATGCCGGCCAGGTCTGGCAGCAGCTGGCCGTTGGCGCTAAGCGGGTTCTCTATATGGTCACTGATGGCACTCCTAAGCAGTGCGTCCACATGATGGTGGAGGCCACCGGCGAGGAAGATAAAAAACTTCGCGCAGCCTGGGCCCAGTTCGATGAAGACAAGGCCGGCTATCAGCCCCGCGAGAAGGCGCCGGAAGTTACCGGTGCCACCACTCAAGACCTGCCGGCAGTATCCGTTCAGGTAAGCGGCGATCTGTCCATCGTGGACAACTTCGACCGCTTTGAATCTGCCCTGAAGCACTTCATTGACGAGGTGCTGGTAAGGGAGCCGAAGACTGACCAGGACTTTGCCGACCTGGACAACCAGGTGAAGGCGCTGAAAAAGGCAGAGGACGCGCTGGACTCTGCCGAAGCCCAGCTGCTGGCCCAGGTCGAAGCCGTGGACAACGCCAAGCGCCGCAAGGACATGCTGCACAAGCTGGCCCGCGACAACCGGCTGATGGCCGAGAAACTGGTTAAGAGCCAAAAGCAGGCCATCAAGCTGGAAATTGCCCGCGATGCAGACAAGGCGGTCGGCGAGCATGAGCGCAAGGTGGAAGCCACTCTGGATGGCTACGCCCTGCCTCGCGCCAATACCGACTTCAATTCGGCCATGAAGGGCAAGCGCACCATCACCACCCTGCAGGATGCAGCGGACAACGAAGTAGCCCGCGCAAAGATTGCCATCAATGAAGCTGCCGACCTGATCCGCGCCAACGCCAAGACTATTGCCGACGCTGGCTATGAATTCCTGTTCGCCGACCGACAGCAGCTGGCCCTGAAAGACAGCGAACTGGTGAAGCTGGAAGTGGAAAGCCGCATCACCCGGCACAAGCAGGAAGAAGAGCGCCGCCTGGAAGCTGAGCGCCAGCGCATTGCTGCCGAGGAAAAGGCCAAGGCCGAGCGCGCAGCCCAGCAGAAAGCCGACGCCGAGAAAGCCGCCCAGCAGTCCCAGGATGCGCCCAAGGCCGAACCGGTAGCCGAGCAGCCCGCACAGGTGGATAGCGAACAGGCCGGCACATACCGGGCCCCGGAAAAGACAGCACCCCCGGTGCGCCCATCTGACCAGGACATTCTGCGCGCCATCGCCGCCGAGTTTCAGGTGGACGTTCACACCGCTGCCGCCTGGGTGCTGGAAATGAATCAGCAGGAACTGGAACGGGTCGCCTAATTCATGGGCCCAGCGGGCGGCGGTTAACACCCGCAGCCAGGGCGCCCGGCTCCTTGCCCCCTCTTAACCACGGAAGGCCGTGGGGATAGCCAAAGGCGCGAGGGGAGCGAATCTCAGGGCGTGACCTGACCGACTGGCCCGGTCGATAAACGAGCATGAACAACGGCACAGGAGAACACCATGGATCTGGTTTTGATCTTCCTCCTATGCCTCTGGTTTGGCTGGCCGCCGCCTACCGGTCAGCCATTTAAGAGCGCGGACCACCGGGCGAAACTGGTGGCAGCAATCAGCACAGAGGCAACCGCACTGGGTTGGACAGTGTATGGAGCGTAGGCAAAGAGATGAACGCAGCGGCTTCTACGCACACGGTAGCCGCCCCGAAAGGGCAAAGATCGTGCCGACTGGCCGGCGTAACCGGCCCTCCCCATAGGGGTGCGTTCTGGAAAAAGCTGAGGGATGCGTGTCGGGGCGATGGCCACGGACTCCCGAGAACACCGACACCCAGAACGCACCACCTATGCGGTGAATACAGCAATGCACGACGAGCGGAGAGAGCCCGCGCCGGAGACGTACCCGGCCACCGCATCCATAAACAACGGAGAGAGATATGAGTCAATCACTAGAGCAGAGAATCATCGAGGCAGTCAGAGTGCTAGGGCCGTCTCCTTGCGCTGTGATTGCCGCTCACATTGACGAAACGCCCAGGGCAATCGGTCAAAGGCTCCGCTTTATGGGAGAGGCTGGCCAGATTGTGAAAGTGGGCCTAACCAGCAGTAATGCCGCTATCTGGGCTGAGCGATGCGACCGGGTCTCAGAGCTTATGCACAAGTTCATCACCAGCCCGTCCGGGGTGCCGCTATGAAACTCAACCCCGAAACAATCCAGCAACTGGCCGCCCACCGCATCAAGCCACTGGGCGCCCCTGAAAGGACCATGAAACGAGCCCAGCGCCTGGTGATGGTGAAGGTAGGCAAAGGCAAGACCGTGCCGGTGGCATTGCGAGAGACAACGGCCTTTGTGGCCAGGGAGACGGACGGCTGATGCAGATTCAGAGCTACTCAGCCACGCAGATATGCGTCATGCGCGATAACGGCAGCATCATCATGCGCACGATCGTTGACGACAACGAGCAGGGCCGCCAGTGCCTGGTGCGCTGGATAGAGCGATACAAGCAACGCAAGGAGACGGACAAGTGAGTGTAGATGCATTCCCGCTTTGCTGGCCAGCCGGCTGGCCGCGCTGCAAACGGGCCGAGCATGGCAGATTCCAGACTTCATTTGCCAAAGCGCGTGATGGACTGATGGAAGAGCTGCGGCTGATGGGGGCCAGGAATATCGTTCTTTCCACGAACATCGAATTGCGCCGGGATGGCCTGCCGTATGCCAACCAGCGTCAGCCTGAGGATTCCGGCGTGGCGGTCTACTTCCAGCACAAAGGCATGAGCATGACCTTTGCCTGCGACCGCTGGAGGAAAGTGGAAGACAACACCCAGGCCATACGCAAGACCATCGAAGCATTGCGCGGCATTGAGCGCTGGGGCGCAAGCGACATGATGGAGAGGGCGTTTTCCGGTTTTGCTGCCCTGCCGTCTTCTGCCGCCGCAAATGCCAGTGCCTGGTGGGCCGTCCTCGGCGTCACCCAGGGCGCGGAATTCGACGCCGTGCGAGCTGCCTACCAGCAAAAGCGGAAGAGCACGCACCCGGACCATGGCGGCACCACCGAACAGTTCAAAGCCGTGCAGCAGGCATGGCGCCAGTTTCAGGAGCAATACGATGAATGCAATTGAGCTGATAGCAGCCCTGAAGGGCGCGGACGAAGAAACGGCGATGGAACTGGTTGAGCGGCTTCAGTGCGGAGAGATTGACTGCTCAGTATTGCCCACCGGTAAAGATAATGCAGTCCTGCAGGCCCAGATATGGGCGCAAGAAGCACGCACCCAGAAAGGCATCGTGGATGAAATCGGCAAGCTGGTGGGCTGTGCCAATGACTGGGAAATGGTCAGCGCCGTCAAAGCCGCCCTTAGCGCCAATGGTGGGGAGGCGGTGCCGGTGGCATGGGCAGTGTTTGCCGATAATGGGAATATCAGAATCTGGGGCCGGGAGAAGCCGGAAGCCTTCCCGGATGCTGCGCCTCTGTACCTGGCCCCAACTGTCAAGAAATCCCTGACAGTCCAGAGCGATCCCATTGGTTATGTGGACCCCGACAGCCTGAATGACTATCGGGCAGGTGACAGGTTGCACATGCCCGTTTATCGCCCGGATGCGTCGGAAGAATGGCAATCTGGCATCCCTGTGTATCTCCACCCCGCCCCGCCATCTGTTGCGGTGCCGGAGGCTGTGCGCGATCTTATATCTGGCACCCGCAGCATAAACCGTGCAGCCCACCATCTCGTAAGGGTCGAGGGTGACTCTGAGCCCTGCTTCTACCAGCGGGGCGAATGGATCAAATGGATTCTGGAGCTGGCTGACACAGCCGAAAATGCGGTTTCTGCCCCATCCCCCGATCATGTTCCCGACGCCGGGAAGGTGATGCCCATTGGCTATCTAACAAATCAAGCCGTTGCCCGTTTGCAAAGCGATAAACGCCTTAATGGCGAGCACCTTTATGCCTTTAAACCGGACGACCTGAGTAAGTTTCAAGCTGTCTGCCTTGCGCCAACTGTCAATGAATCCTTGACGATTGAGGACTTCAACGGAATGTGCCGGATAGTTGAGGCGGTTTCACAAATGACAGACGGGTTCGCCATTGACCAGTGCCACATGGACCGCGCACGGGAAATAGTTCAGGACGCCACCCGCCTTCGCACCGCTGGCGACGAGGGGGAGGGGTGATGAAGAAAATCTATAGAAGGCCAAAGGTAAAGGAAGGTCAAATAATCGTGCAGCGCGGGAAAATTGATGGCGCCGTAGATATTTGCATTTTTTACGGAGACAACGTCCCGCGCTGTGACAGGGCCTTAGTTATTAATTCTCTGGCCTCAGAGAGACAGCGAACAAACCTTTCGACCCTGCAACCTGCGTTCGATCCTTCGTTGCTGGACGAGCTGGAGGCGCGAGGGTACGACCTTGATACTTTGCGATTTTCGATTGAGCGCAAGGCCCGCCCCACCCATAACGGAGGTGAGAGCGATGGATAAGCTGAAGCCGTGCCCGTTTTGCGGGTCTGAGGCAGCCGAACCCTTATTTATCGGCAACGACCACACGAAGAAGCGAACCGTAACCATTAAGTGCAAAGCGCCTGGATGCACAAAAGGGGTCACGGTTGGCGCCTTGAGATTCAGTCACGAATGGTGCCATGAGGAAGCAGCAAAGAAATGGAACACCCGCGCCGCCGACACCGCCCTCGCAGCGGCTGAGGCTAGGATTGCGGAGCTGGGGCAGGCTTTGCGAGACGCATTCAATGAGGGCTGGAACAGTGCGGTCGGGTGTGACTACCTCAGCCTAGATGAAGAGATGAGAGACAAAGAGTTTCAGTGGAGCCAAAGCGATGCCGCCGCCCTGCTCAAGGAGAAGGAGTGATGAAACGCTTTCTGCGCCGCTGGCTGTGGCAGCCGATCCGGCACCGGTACGCACCGGCACCCTACGCGCCCGCCTGCCCTTTCTCCGTGCGATACCGCACCCAGGATGGCCGGGAATACGAGTGCCACGCGGAAACCTTCACGGAAACAGCGGTGCTGGCCGAGACCATGACCGAGGCCGGCATTCAGGTAACCAGCTGGGGCGACCGAAACGGGGCGCCGGGCGCTATCAGCGCACAGAGCCTGCATTGAGGTGATCCATGAAAGATAATCCGAATCTGGTGACCGAAGAAGAGCTGCTGGCCTGGACTCACTTCAAGACCCGGGCGCCGCTCGTTCGCTGGCTGGACCAGCAGGGCATCGAATACCACAGGGGCGCCGGCGGGCGGGTGTGCACCACCCTGCAGGCCCTGAATGCCCGTGGCAGCGCCAACGATGACGGCTTGGAGTTTGCCTGATGGGTCGCGGTCGCAGCACAAGGCGGGATTCTGCTCTGCCAGAGTACGTTTACCGGGTCTCGAGCAAGAACCGGGTTATCTGGCGTGAGTATGCGGGTAAAGGCCGCTTCTCAGGCCAGATAACACTGGCTTCACCCAATGGGCGCCCCCTGCCCCATGACGCGCCACACAGGGACATTCTGGAGGCCTATCAGCGACAAGTGGCCACCGGAGGCAAGCGAACCCTTGGAAACCTTCTCAGGGACTATATGGCGGCCCCCAGGGTGGCGCCCATTAAGCCAAAGACCCGGGCTGAATACCTGAAGTACGTGGACGCCATCGCGGCAAAGCCTATGCGCAACGGATCCAGATTCGGGGATGTGGCCCTGGATAAGATTTCCGCCGGCGTGATCGCCAAGTACCGGGACAGCCTGGCGGACAAGCCGACCACCGCCAACCGTCACCTGCAGTTCCTTTCTGTGGCGTTTGGCTGGGCCATTGAGCAGGAGCTGATGGCGTCCAACCCGTGCCAGGGTGTGCGCCGGTACCGGCTGGAGGCCCGCACGCGCTACGTGGAAGACTGGGAGTTTGATCTGGTGCAGGGGCTGGCGCCGGACTATGTGGCCGTAATGATGGAGCTGGCGTTCCTCATGCGGGCACGGAAGGGGGAAATTCTTGCCCTGCGCCGGGAGCATGTGACTGACCGGGGCATTTTCCTGGAGCGGAGCAAAAACAGTGAGTCAGAGGTGACTTTGTGGACGCCGCGGCTTCGGGACGCCTACAAAGCGGCCACGGCCATCAACCGGGGTGTGATCAGCCCATGGCTGCTGCACGGCAAAGACGGGGACGCCATCAAGCCGGAGGCATTTTCTACTGCCTGGCAGCGACTGATGGCCAAGGCCCTGACCAAAGGCCTGAAGGAGCGGTTCACGTTTCACGATCTGAAGGCCAAAGGCCTGACCGATGACTCTGAACACTGGGCGGGTCACAAATCGGAGAGGATGCGGCAGGTTTACCACCGGCTGGCGAGGGAAAAGCAGGCGACGCGGTAG